CGAATGCCAGCCCAGGAAGTGATTTTGTTGGACAAACAATTAAGTTGAATCTTACAGATATGTCATTTGCTATTGTGGCATTTAAGATAACAAAAAATTCAAATCTGTGGAAGGTGGCGATACTAACGTGTGATGGCAATTCATACATTATGGACGCGCCATACAATACAGATTATGCAAGCGGTGGTACAGTCATAGGAACAGCATTTAGGGGAGCAGTATGCCAAAGCGATGGGATTCAATTTGGTAAAGGGTACTCAAAAGATCATTTGGACAAAAATGCAGTCGAGCGACCGTCGTTTGTTATCCCAGTAAAAATATTTGCTGTGAAAGGAGTGATTTAAGCGTATGGAAAAATATTCGTTAAATTTAGGTGAAAACGGACGCATCATGTCCGTCTGTGTCTGCCTTGAGGGGCAGAAATATGAAAATGTAGTCGACTCATTCCCTGATGGGGATGTAACAAATTATCGGTACATAGACGGCGAATTTATCCACGATCCAGAGCCGACGCCTGATCCGCCAGAGCCAGAGCCTACGGTGGAAGAGGATACGCTCTCTATGCTGGTGGATCACGAAGAAAGAATCATTATGATGGAACTCGGACTGACTGAGTAGGAAGGAGTAAAAATGCTTTACAGAATGTTAAAAAGACTGATTGAGTTGGGAAAAACGGAAGGGCTGGAAGAACGAATCGACGTGTTCTTTGCAGCTGGAAAAATCACAGAGGAACAGTACAACGAACTGATCGAGTTACTGAAAAATGAAACGATCAAGGTGGAAAAATAACAACTATTTGGTAAGTGGAAATAAACAGTTTATAAGCAGGGAATACGCCCTGTTTTTTTAGTACAGAAAGTGAGGTATGAAAAATGTTTAATTTAAGTGAAATCATCGCACAGATTCCAATCAATGTGTATGTGCTGGTCGGTTGTCTGGTAGTCGGATGGTTGATGAAAAAGTTCTTGCCAACAGATAACAAAATCATTCCGCTGGTGATGGTGACTCTCGGTGCGATCGTGTATGTATTGTTGGAAGAAGTGAGCGTGGAAAATATCATCATCGGTGCGTTCACCGGCGCGGCATCCACTGGTCTGCATCAGGTATTCAAGCAGTATGTGGAAGGAAAGGATCTGGCGGCCACTAATGGGGACGGCTCCAAAGCGGAAGACTTTGAGGCGGATCCGGTTGAGGAAGGGAGCGAAAAATAATGAGCACAGAATCTACTTTGAAAATCATTTTCGGCGGTGCAAGCCATCGCCGTACATCGGGTTATGGATGGAGAGTCCATCCAACCAAGAAAACTAAGAAGTTCCATTACGGTGTGGATTATGGCTGTGGCAAGGTGGCCGTTCACGCCCTAGAATCCGGCGTAGTATATAAACGCGGGTATGACAAATCCGCCGGAAACTATGTGTATGTAAAATATGCACGGTATGGCGTATGCGTAGCATATTTCCACCTGTCCAGTATTTCCGTAAAACAGGGCCAGGCTGTAAGCCGTGGAACCAAGGTAGGTGTTGCAGGATCCACAGGAACATCCACTGGGGTACATTTACACATCGGCGTTCGTAGCCTTTCCAGCTGGAAATGGCAGAACCCAGAGGCCTGGATGGCGAATTATTCTGCGCCATCTTCCGGCGGTTCTTCGTCCGGTGGATCGTCTGGTTACCGGGTAGGATCCACGTATACCCTGCGGGCAAATATGAATGTTCGCACTGGCCCGGGGACGAACTACGCAAAGAAAAAGCGCAGCGCACTGACGGCGAATGCCAGGGCACATTGTACATCGTCCAGTTCTGCCGTGCTGAAATCCGGCACGCGGGTAACCTGCAAGGTTGTTCGGGTCGTCGGATCTGATATCTGGTTGCAGATCCCATCGGGCTATGTGTGCGCCCGGAAATCTGGCAAAGTCTATATTTCGTAGGAGGGCGGCATGACGACAGAGGTAATCGTGGCAATGATCGCATCCGGCGGCGGCCTGCTGGGATCTGCAATCGGTGTGATCGCATCCGCTCGGCTGACCAACTACCGGATCGGGCAACTGGAAGAGAAGGTGAATAAGCACAATAACCTGATTGACCGGGTGTATCGACTGGAAGAAAAGGCAAAGCTGGAAGGCGAGCGAATCAAGGTGGCAAATCATCGAATCGATGATCTGGAAGATCTGAATAAATAATATCGATGGGCGGGAGAAATCCCGCCTTTTTTTATGCTCCAAGTCATATTAAATACAGATATTGCCAAAAAGTTTCACGACTTTTTCACAACTTTTGCCGAAACGAGACAGGTAAAACAGGGCAAAATAAGATGAAATTCAGCAAAATCTCAAGCAACAAAAAACCCATTGAAACGTTGAAATTTCAATGGGTCAATCGTTGATACTGGTCGGGATGACAGGATTCGAACCTGCGGCCTTTGCGTCGTTCAGACCCTAGTATTTTCAACGTTTTGCGGAAGTTGGCTCAATATTTCACGATTATTTCACGTCTATGCCGGGAAGCCGATTTATGGCTGCAATCTGTACATCTTGCTTTACCAGGGCGTAATGTTTGGCCGTGACCTCGATAGATTTGTGTCCCATGAGCTTAGATGCGACTTCCAGTGGCACGCCTGCCCGGCACAGTTCGGTGCAGAATGTGGCCCGGTAGGTGTGAGGGCTCTTCTGTGGAACATTGATATCGGCATAATATCTGTTCAATGATCTGCGGGTATTGCCATACTCCAGGAGCTTTCCCGAATCACTGGTAAATACAAAATCTGTTTTGTATTTGTTACGCCTGCCTTCAGCTTCGAATCGTTCTTTATGGATCTGCAGCGCCTTTTCCAGCTCCGGGTGAACCGGGATCTTTCTGCAGGAATTATGTTTTGGTGGAACGATCTCGCCCTGGTAGTATTGGCGATCCACACACACGAATCCAGATCTGATATCGCTGTATTTAAGCCCTAGACATTCGGAAATACGAAGGCCGGTGTAATTCATCAGAAACATCATGAAACGCAGCCTGTGACCGTCAGAGCTTGTGAGAATGGTTTGGATCTCGTCCGGCTCCCACACTATGATCTCATCCTTTTTCTTGTTGTCATATTTCTCCGGCATGGTGACTGCACTCAGGATATTTCCAGAAATATTATTCAGAGCAAGCCATTTATAGAATGCAGACATCCACTTATTTATGGAATCCAAGTTTTGTTTCGATACAGGCAGCCATATATAGAAGTCCTGCAGAGTTTTCGCATCCACTTCACCGATCGGTATAGACGTGATCCAGGATCCCTTCACATGGACCCGGTAGCTTTGTTCATATCGGCGCTTGGTCCCTTTGGCATAAGTGCTGTTCATGAAGACTTCGTAGGTATATTCTTCTGCATATTCTCCAAAGGTCTTCCGTTGGGCTTCAGCTGCAGCATGCTCCTTTTCATATTTTTTCTGCAGCTGCTCTTCCTGGTAAGCACGGAACTGTTTTTCCGCATCTCCCTTGCTGGTACCATAGAACTGCTTCTTGATCGGGATCTTCTTGCCGTCTTTCCACTCATGACCAACGGTTCGGGTGATCCGGAAGTAGTTGTATTCCTTGTCACCACGGAGGACCGCAGTGTTCTTCTTGGTTGCCATTATGTATCATCTCCTTAAAAATGGGCATAAAAATACCCTGAATATTGATTTTTCAGGGCTGTGATGATACAATGAAATTGCGAGTTTCGGCTTGTATCATCAAGCCCATGACATCAGCCTCACTCCGGTGGGGCTTTTGTTGTTTTATTTTAATAGCTCAGATTTTTCTAATCTTTTCAAAGAAGGATTGTCCAAGAGAGATGTAGCCTGTGTAATAGCTGATTGATTTAGTTTTTCAAGCCGTTCAGATTGTGGAACGCCCTCTTTGATCAGTTCTGCGTTATAGCTTTCCAGATTTGTTAAAATTATGAGTTGCTCTAAGGTGGCTTCATCTCGTATATTGCCCCTTTTCGCCTTATCGGGATTTTGCTCACGCCATTCTTTGGCAGTCATCCCAAAGAGTGCAACATTCAGGACATCAGCTTCATTGGCATATGTAATACCTTTCTGTTTCTGAGAAACATTTTGTGGAATCAAATGCTGTTTGATTGCATCAGTATGGATTTTATAATTGGTCTTTGCCAACGTTCTGCGTAGGTTCCAGTCAAGAGAAAGCTTGCCGTTTTCATCTTCCTTTAATCGCTGATAGTCTTTTATTATATACAATTTAAACTCAGGGGATATCCACGAAGCAAATTCAAATGCAATATCTTTATGTGCGAAAGTCCCACCATACCGTCCTGACTTAGATTGTATCCCAATGGCATTAGTTGATGAGATCCATTTCTGAGGAGAGAGGACAAATGCATTTGAACCCGACTCGATTCTAAACTGGTCGAATTCGACTAGTTTAAACTCGGGATTATTCATTCGTTCCCATAACCCTAGGAATTCTATAGTGCTCCTGTTTCGAAGCCAGTTCTTTATAACGTCGGCAGGAAATTCGGGGTTTCTTTTGCGTGCAATATCTGTCAATGAAATATAATCATCCTTGCCACCTTTTGAGACTACCGTGATTTCAACACCAGCAGCGCTTATTTTATCTTTATATTCTTTTCCCATTAGTTTCTCCTTTAATGTGTGTTTGAATTTTCAACAATGACTCCTGTGATTCGTATTGGATTCAGCTCATCGCTATAAAATGATGCAGTTCTGCTTTTCTATTCCTCTTGCTTGCAGTTGTCAAAATAACTTTGACAACTGAATCCTGTTCCCATACATGTTGAAATTAAACACGTTAGGGATGGCTATTTATTCCGTAAAGCCTCAGCTTTTTCAAGGCGAGCTTTAAATTTCTCAAGCATAGGTAGTTTATCGCGACGTTCATCAGAAACATCATTTGTAAAAACATCAATGGCAGTTTTCAAGACTCGGATTTCTTCATCGTATTTCTTTTGCTTTCGATAGATTATAGCAAGTCGATTGTATGGATGCTGCCCAGTGAACCGATGAGCAACATTGTATTCATAAAGTTTGATAGCTTCATCAATGTTGTCAGCTTTCTCATAAGCTATACCATCCAAATTATTTTGAATCAGATCTTCAGCTGGAGCTAAAGGTGTATTTGCCAACGGGATTATTAAATGTTCTTTTTGCCATGTATCAAATGACTTATGATGTGTAGAATATCCGTTGAGCCACTCATCATATGAACTGAAATCAAAATGGTCGTCATTTTCGTATTTGGTTGGGCTTATATCCGGTTTCTTAGGGGTAACCTCTGGAGATATGGCTTTGTAATATTCGATGCATGGGTAGGGCATTCGATCTTCATATTGCTGCAGAGTTTCGAAAAATTTCTTGTAGCGGTTCTGCTTGCCTCTTTCTGTCTTTAGGGATTGAGCTTTCGTGTAAGTGTCATACCACATTCTGTCTATGAACTGGGTTATTGGTGTGATTAGACCTGCTGTTGTTGAAAACTTTTCTTGCATTGCTATAAAACTATCGCTTTGAACATCAACAGCCCCAGAAGATTCAGCTTCAGCTAAAATATCTAGTTTCTCGAGATACAGATCATAGTGATTGAAAAACACTTCAGGGTTCACAGTCTTTTCCATCAAATGCGCACAGTCGTTAAGAATTTCCATGTGCCTATTTAATTCCATAAGCATATAGCGATTTCTTCGAGCTCTTCGTCCAGTCAAAACATCGAATAGATCCATAAAAAATCCCATATCCAAATCTCCTATATAATATCACTTTGAAATGCAACGGCTTTCCCGAGTACTCTTATATGATTCAGCTGTTCATTGGTGTAGTTTTTAGGTGGGTACTTGGGATTTTCGGACTGCAGTGTCAAAAGGCTCTCATCTGGAAAATAGTAGAACCTTTTCAGCAGGACTTCATCATCGATGACGATTGCAGCGATTTCCCCATTGTCCACAATTTCAGTTTTTTTTATAAATACGACATCCCCGTCGAAGATTCGGGCGCCTATCATGCTGTCACCCTTTGCTTTTAGACAAAAGTCAGCATTGATATCCGTCCCAGACAAAACGTAGCTTTCGCGATCCTCATTGACGAAAATTGGCTCGCCGCAAGCAATTTCTCCGAGAAGAGGGAACTTCTTTATTGAAACAGGGAAAATGTTGTCGAAAATCATATCTGTTTTTTCACCAGAGAAATGGTCCCCTTCCCATCCCATTAGGTATCCGGGATTTACACCAAATAACTCGGCCATTTTTTCAATTTTATCAGAAGGTATGTTTGTTACAACATTATTTTCGTATTTATATACGGTTTGTTTTGTAGTGTTTAATTGCTTTGCGAGCTCATCTTGTGTTAGGTTCGCTTTTTCTCGATGTAACTTAATTCGTTCTCCTATAGTCATGCTTGCTCCCTCCTAGTAACCTGATTATATCACAAAAATGTTATAATGCAACACAAAAATGACTTGACAGGTTACAAAAGCTGATATACAATACAAGTAACTTAAAAAGTTACGAAAGGAGTGAGACAATGATAGATGTGAATGCTTTAAGGGGCAGGATCGCTGAAAAAGGTTTATCGCAAGCAAAGATGGCTGAAAAGCTGGGAATTGCACCAAAGACTTTTTATGAAAAAATGAGCAAAGGTGTTTTTGGAAGTGATGAAATCGAATGTATGATAGATGAGCTTGATATCAAAGACCCTGCAAAAATTTTTTTTGCAAAGAAAGTAACTTAAAAAGTTACACGAGCCAACTTTGAAAAGGTTACAGAGAGGAGGCAAATGATGCAGATTGCAAGCATTGTGATCTCATTGGTCGCCATTGCGATAAGTACAGGTGTATTAGTCTACATCCACAGGATTTAGTTCGAATGTGCGATCTTTGCGAAGACAGGAAGGAGACAGGGATGGAAGAATCTAGAAAATGTGTGAAAATTGAAATGGATACATCAGAACTTGATGATGTTCTCAAAAAGGTTGAAAAACTAAGAGAGGTTCTTTTAGAGGCCAAGACATTGCTGGATGAATTAGCCTCTAAAGAAATTGATCTACGCATCAAACTTTAAGTCGATACGTTGTCCGCAATACGGACAGGTGTTGGCACCGACATGTACTTGTAATTTTCTGTTACAGTTCGGGCAGGTGAATTCATGCAAGCTGTTTTTTATAGCATCGGATGCTTGCTTTTTAACGCTTTTTTCCAGATCCCGGCTGAAACGTCGCATGTCGGATTTGCTGAGAAGATTGTATTTTTTAGCCATCTGCAATACCTCCTTTCTTTATGAATATGGTATGAGCCTATACTTGCAAAGTCAAGAGTGATTGCTCAAGAAACATATCATAGGTTACTGATTGGAAGTAATTGCAAGGAATAGGAGCTGGCAATGGAAGAATTAAAGGTAAGGACAATGGTAGTTATTGAAGCTGAACGCAAACGAGGATGCGGAACAGAAGAAGATCCAGTACGAACGATTGCTCAATATTGGGATCTTGATGGAAATTTGTTAGCAGAATATGATCCTCGTGATGATCGTTTACCCTTGAAAGTAAGAAATAAGAAAGGAGAGTCGTTATGAAAGCAAAATCTATAGAGCCGCTCGTTGTATCGGCTATTGAAGCAGCAGAAATGCTCCGGACGGGAGTACACGTTGTGTATCCACTGATTGAACGGGGAGAAATCCCTGCATACAGAGTAGGATGCAACTGGAAAGTGCCGATCACGAAGCTGCAGCAGTACGTTGAAGAAAAAGCCGAAGCGGAAGCCT